CTGTCAATGCAGTGAGGGCCACTGGTGGCAGCCTTGAAGACGTTGAGGGTGCCATGCGAGCCGTTGTTCAAATTTTCAGCAAGGGAGGCGTGCAAGCTGAAGAATTGAGGGGGCAGCTTGGGGAAAGATTCCCTGGTGCTGTTATTAAGTTTGCACAAGCCAACAAGATTACTTTTGAAGAGCTGCAAAAACAGTTAGAAGCTGGCACTGTTGGCATTGCGGAATTTGTTGCGTTCTCCAAGTCAAACTTTACAGACTATGCAGAATTTTCCAAACAATTAGCTACTGCTCCCGAATACGCTGGAGATCGACTGAAAATTGCATTTGAAAAACTACAAATAGCCATTGGAGGATTAATTGGACCGGCTGGCGCTCAAATTCAAGATTTTTCAACCGCTGCAGTTAAGAGCATTACCAATTTTGTAACAAACAATAAACTACAGCTTGGGAAGATGGCCCAAGATTTTGCTACTACTTTTACTGGCATTGGTAGCGTCGTCCTTGCAACGGGCAAATTTATCATTCAAGTGTTGGGTCCTGTTTTTGACTTTATCGCAAGTATTATTCGTGAAATTCGCATTGCCACTGGAGTGGCTGATGCTGCATCTAGCAAGGTTGAAATGATAAAGCAGCGTCGTATTATGAAGGAAAACTATGCTGAAGCGTTGAAGTATCAGAATTTAAAAGCAAAGATAAAGACGAATACTGCCACAGTGGCAGAGCAGGCGCAGTACCTGCTAAGTCCTCCTGGTGAAGCTGAAGCCACTAAGTATTCAATCGCCCGAAAGCGCTATCAACAAGCATGGCAGCAATTCAAAGATGCAGGTGGCAATGCAGCACTGCAACCTCCAGGTCAATTAAAAGGCCTGGTCTTTGGTGGTGCTGGTGCCAACATGCCACTCACAAGGGAGCCCAAGGACGAAGCGGTAAAAGGAGCAGAGGCGTTTGCAAAGTTACAAGATGATCTTGCTAAGACAAACAATGATGCAGAAATTGAACGCATCAAGAAGCGCCACGAACTAGAGAAGCAATTGCGGCAGGATTACTTTACCATGCAAGAATATGGTGCAAATCGCCTGCAGAAACAAAATCTTTCACTTATGCGGGATTTGGCTGCTGCAGACCAAAAACGCAAAGATACTATTATCGAGGCGAAGTTAGAAGTTCAGAAGCAATCCGGTAAAGTTGATGGTGGAGCTGGTGGTGGTGGAATAGCAGGTCTCACTAAATATATTACTGGCGATCCAAGCCAAAAAGGAAAAGGCTATCAAGCTGATCACGGTGGTAGTAATTACCATGACCATCTTCAATTTGCTACCAGAGAAGCGGCAGTTGCTGCATACGAAAAATTAACAAAAAATGGCATCAAGGTTACCGAATTCAAGGGATTTGGAGCAGGCGTTACTGGTCCCCATGGCGGTCCCGGCTCTGCGCATCACACTGGCATGGCTTTTGACGTGGGTGGCGCTCAACGGCCTGTAGGGCAGGAGCCAGAACTGTCAAAGCAAGTTAGGGCTCTCATCATGGGAGGTCAAGTTAGCGCTGGACCTCAACGTGTAGTGAAGGGCGATGAAAGGCGAGATCTTTTGGCGCAAGCTAATACTGGCATTGCCATACGAAGCAGTAAAGAGGCTGCTTTGGCCGCGCAAGAAGTGTACGCATCGGAAATAGATATAGCTTTCGCAAAATACTCGGCAGAAGTTTTTGATACTGCCAACTTAGAGCTGTCCACCCAGTTGCTTAAAAAACGCAACACCTTAATTGCACAAGGACTTAGCCCGGAAAATATTGACTATCAAATGAAGTTATACGAAATAGGCCTTTTAAATGTTGACATGGAAAGGCAGTGGGACGAAGCAAAGAAAGCTGGAGAACTTAGCGATGACGAAAAAGCGGCTCGCTTAAAGTATCTTGCGGATAAAACTAAAGCATTTACCGATGCTCAAAAGGCAAATAATGCTGAGGTGTTAAATGGATTGCGAATTGCAAAACTTACGGCTTTGGATGATCAACTCGCCATGTCAAGGGCTTTAACGCCAGACGACGAAAGGCGTGTTCGTATTCAACAGGAGAACCGTGGTGAAACGGTAGAATTTCAAAATCAATTATTTGACCGAGAGAAAACACTTGAAGCATCGCAAAAACTTAAAGAACAATTGACTGGCATTGCATCTTCCATTGGCGATTCCTTTAGCACTGCCTTCAAGAGCATTATTACTGGTTCGATGACTGCGCAAGAAGCACTTGCTGGATTCTTCCAAAACCTGAGCAACTACTTTGCTGATGCCGTGAGCAAGATGATTGCGGATTGGTTAAGGGTGGAAGCCATTAAAGGCTTGACATCTTTGCTGGGAGGTCTTGGTGGCATGTTTGGCGGAGCGGCGCCTGCGGCAGGCGGCGCAGGTATCGCTGGTGGCCAAGGAATCTTCACTGCTGCCAACGGCGGCATTGCTCCTGGCGGCTTCCGGGCCTTTGCTTCTGGAGGCATCGTCACAGGCCCCACGCTGGGCCTTGTAGGCGAAGGACGCTACAACGAGGCAGTCATCCCCCTTCCTGACGGCAAGAGCGTTCCAGTGGACTTAGGAGGGGAAGGCGCTAGACTTGGCGGGAATGGTGGCGTATCAGTGGGTGCAATTAACATCACAGTCCAAAATACTGGCGATACGTTGAGTCCTGCTGCTCAGAAGCAAATTGCTGGGCAAGTGCAAGGTATAGTATTGGCAACAATGGCTGATCAACGTCGCTCAGGTGGCCTACTGCGATGACCGCATTCATCACTCTTAACAATCTGCCCGTTTCCATTGATTCAAGGGTAAAGCGTTCTACGAGATCGCAGCGCACTCAATTTGGCGATGGATACAGCCAAGTGCTTGCCGATGGTCTTAATGCGCAGTCGGAAGTTTGGAGCTGCAGTACAAGGCCTCTTTCCGAAAACGAAGTGTATGGCATTGAATCATTCTTGCTGCGTCAAAAAGGACAACCAATTCAATGGTCTCCACCAAACTCCACCAAGAGCTTTACGGGACAGTTTGAAGTTGGAGTGTTGGAACTGGGCTACAACGATCTCGCCTCATTAGTACTCACTGGCTACTCCAGGCCTGGAAACTACACTGCCAATTTAGCCACTGGCCGCCTTGCTTCCGTTACCATTGCAAATTTAACAGACGTAGAGATTTCTCTTGTTCTAAACCCCAGAAGTTATATTATTGAAGATGGCTGGGAATTTTCTTTTCTAGGTGATGATTACTTTCAGCTAGGCTTTGCCCTGCGTCAGGTGTATGTATGACGCAGCAATCGCCAATAGCCCAAACACTTAAAACTGTCACGGCTGAAATCATTGATCTGTTCACGCTAGACATTACAGTGCTGCTGCCTCCTGGCAGCATGGATCAAGCCATTTATCGTTTCTGCAATTGGACGCAAGTTGGCGGCGCTGATGTGGTGTATCAAGGCAACACTTACATTGCGCTTCCCATGCAAGCCGAAGGCTTTAGTCTCAGTGGTTCCGGCCAGTTGGCGCGTCCTACGATCACTTTCAGCAACATCGGCCTAGCCATCAGCGGCCTCACCAACACCTACGACGACTTCGTGGGGGCCACTATCAGCCGCCTGCGCACGATGACCACCTATCTAGACGGAGCCCTTGCAGCCGATCCTGATGCCTACTGGGGGCCTGATGAATGGATTGTTGAACAAAAGTCTTCCGAAAACAAACTGTCAATCAGCTTTCAGCTTGCAGTGGCTTTTGACTTAGAGGGTCAAACGCTGCCGGGGCGGCGTTTATTGCGTGAACAGTGCCAATGGATTTACCGTGGTGCCATCGGTTGTCAGTATGCTGGTGCGTCATATTGGAACGCCAATGACGTGTCAGTTGGCACACTTGCCCAAGATGCCTGTGGCAAACGCCTTAGCAGTTGTCAGCTAAGATTTGGCAGTGGATCACGGTTGCCTTTTGGCGGGTTTCCTGGCCTCCGCGACACCCAAGGTTAAACCATGAGCCTTAGCACTTTTACCAGCCCCATCACTGCAACGCAAGCAACGGACATCCGTCGTTTAGCTGAGGAAGCGTTTCCAAGCGAAGCTTGTGGCTTCATCCGTTCCGATGGGAGCGTAAGTGTTTGTCAAAATCGAAGCACGGTGCCAGATCAATTTATTATTGATGCCATGGATTATGACGATGACGCAACGGCTGTATGGCATAGCCATGCAAATTATGCCAAGTTCAGTGCTGCCGACATCAAAGCCTGCAAGCAACTAAACTTACCATTTGCAATGTGGAATTGCGGCAGCTCAGAACTATTCTATCTAAACCCAAGTCAGGACGCTGGTTTAATTGGCAGGCCATGGAACTATGGCATCTACGATTGCTATGCAGCAGTGCGTGATTGGTACTATCAACAATTTGGTTGGGAGCTTGGTGATTATGACCGCCAGTATGAAGGCGAATGGTCCACTCGTGGTTTTACTCATTTTGAGGACAATTTCAAGGCCGAAGGCTTCCTGCAACTTGCTCCAAATGAGCCCGTGCAACGTGGTGATGCCATCTTGTTTCGCATTAGAAATGACGCCACGGCTAATCATGTGGCCGTGATAGAGGATCCAAGTGCTAACATGTTATTTCAGCAGCTAGTAGGACGACTGTCAGGGTTGTCTCCCTATTCGTCTTACTTCCGAGAGAATACCACCAAGATCCTGAGGAGAACCGTTTAATGGTTACCATTCGATTGCTTGGTGAAGCTGGTCGTCGTTTTGGCCGGAAATTTACGCTTGACGTGAAGAGTGCAGCGGAAGCAGTGAGGGCCCTCTGCGTTCAAATACCAGGCATGCGTCAATATCTTCTCGATAGTGGCAGCAATGGTATCTTGTGGCGGGTGGTAACAGAAAATCCTTTGGGCATGGACGAAGAGGGCCTCATGGCCCCGTGCAGTAAGCGCGTTGTTTTGGCCCCACAACCAGCAGGACGGGGAGCTGTAGGCAAAATTCTGCTCGGTGTGGCATTAGTCATTGCATCAGTGGCTATTACTTTTGGCACCATGGGCGGAGGCACGCCACTTGCACTGGCTGGTTTAAGCATGATCTTTGGCGGCATTGCCGCATTGCTCACCCCAACACCGCGAGCATTATCAACAAGTAGTAGCGATGCACAACGTAATAGCTTTACTTTTGATAAGAGCAATGTCAACACCGCACAAGGTAGCGTTGTTCCAGTGTTGTATGGTGAGCGCATTATTGGTTCGCTCCCCGTTATTTCCTTTAGCATTGAGCTACAGAATTCACTATGACTTCCCCTGCTCTTCCCATTGAAATCATTGGTGCTGGCGGTGGCGGAACCAGCAAGGACGGTGGTGGCGGTGGACAAAGCCGCACGCCAGTAGAAGCAACGAACAATCTATTTTCAGTTGCCTTTGCCAAGACTGTTTTTGCCGTGTCCGAAGGTGAAATAGAAGGTTTTCCTACCAGTCCAGAAAAAGACATCTACCTAGATGGCACTGCAATTCAACGTAGCGATGGAAGCTACAACTTTGAAAATGTAACGCTTGATTACCGCACTGGCACTGATGAAACTCAGACGCCTATGTCGGGTTTCTCCACTGCCGAAAACGTGATTGGCGTTAATACGCAGGTGACGCAAAACGTAGGCCCTGTCACCCGTACTATCAGCGACACGGACATTGAGCGTGTGCGCGTAATTATCAATCAC